TGATATTTGAGGATTCGCGCCTAACTTCGCCAGTCTGGAGCCGGGGGACTAGCCAAGCTGCACGCATGAAGATAGCCCGGAATGTCGGGCAGGTTGACGCTATATGCAATTTAATATGCGCCATATGTGAAGAAATGAAGATCAGCGCTCACGGCATAAGCCCAAAACACAAAGGGCGCAAGCTAGACGCCGAAACTTTCAACAAAATCACGGGCTGGACAAAGAAAAGCAATCAACACGAACGTGATGCAGCAATGTGCGTTTTAGCGCTTGCATGATCTAAATAAGTGTGTATAATATCTCTTACTAACTAAGGAGAGAGATATGAACATCATCAATGAAAAGACCGTCGATATGACGTTTGATGAATTTTGCCGAGGCGGTAAAAGCATCACACCGGGGCCGTGGGTTATTGACTTGGACTGGCTCCCTGATGAGCATCCTGACTGGCGTTGCATCATCATCGAATCCGGCGACAAACACTTTCGCACGCGCGTCAGTGGCCACATGGGCGAAGCCAACGCCCGCCTAATCGCCGCCGCGCCGGAACTGCTTGAGGCGTTGCGGGGCTTGGCATATCCTGGGGCGTATGAGGGGCAGCCTTCTGAGTCGGAAAGGATTGCAGCCGCCCGCGCAGCTATTGCCAAAGCAGAGGGGAAAAACACATGAGCTGGGAAGACGATAATGCTGGCTTAATCGCGCTAGCCGATGCGTGGCTGGACGATCAAGAGGTAAGACGCAACTTTCGCACAGAGCTATGGAGAACAAGAGATGGGCGAGGGATACTTATTAAAGACATGGAAGACAGGCATCTGTTTAACGCTTACCGTTATAGTCAAGACAGTTTGTTGTTTCGAGAAATGGTGTTGCGTTTGTTTGAGGCTAGACTAAAGGAGAAAAACACATGAAGTATAGTCCCATGAAAGATGCTATTTTTGAAATTGTACATATAGTGGTAATTGCGGTGCTTTCTGTTTTTTTATTTTTTGCAGTCGCGTATGGTGTGTTTACACTATACAAGCACGCAAACGGTGAAGACCCTGCATCCGAATACCGCGCATTGTGCATTAAAAACGAAGGTAAGCCAGTATTCAACGGCAAGTATTGGGAGTGCATGAAATGACTGACAAAACTGACCGTGAGATTATGCAGCAATCGCTGGAAGCGCTAAATTACATCTCTCGTCGAGATTACGACGATACGCCATTGCATGACTACGAGCTTGCAAAAATGCGTCCAGCAATGTCAACTTTACGTGAACGACTAGCGCAGCCAGAGCGGGAACGCATGAGCAAAATGACTGACCGAGAACTTTTAGAACAAGCGCATGATGCGCTATATAAAGAAGACAGGATTAGTGGGTACGCTAATTACGGAAAATTAAGGAAAGCCCTGCGCGAACGACTAGCGCAGCCAGACCCGCGTAATCAATGCGGGGAAACCTGCGAACGCGCTAAACTGTGTGCCGTTTGCCTTGCGCAGATGGAAAAAGACCCAATACAGCTTTTTACTGACGTGCAGCAAGAGATAGAGGCCGTACTAGCGCAGCCAGAGCGCGAATGGCAAGCGCTGACGGACGAGGAAATATCCGCAATCAGCAAAAGCATACCAGGTGAAACTGATTTAGGGGCGGCAAAGCGTGTGTTTGCCAGAAAAATCGAAGCTAAATTAAAGGAAAAAAACACATGAAAGATGCTATTTTTGAAATTGTAACTACAGTTGGAATTGTGGTGGCTTCTGTTTTTTTACTTTGTGTATTCGCGCAGGGCGTGCTTTCACTATTCGGTGAAGACCCTGCATCAGAATACCGCGCATTGTGCATTAAAAACGAAGGTAAGCCAGTATTCAACGGAAAATATTGGGAGTGCATGAAATGATTGACCGTGAAGCATTTGAAGAACGCGCAGCAATACTTCAATACGACGCGGGAATGAGTAAAGCGGAAGCAGAAAAGAAAGCAAAAGCTTTAATGGAAAAGCGGGAAATGTTGGATAAGATAGAGAAAATGAGGGAAAATAAGCACTAAGACGCATGAGACTTGATGAACTGTCCGATGGCCAGGACGACCCCCCAGTAAGGGAGCTAATCAGGTCTCAGTCGTGTTAGTGAATGCGTAGGCTGATACGCGGTTGTGTAGTTGCACAATTTACTAATGTCGGGATCAGCACCGGCCACTAACAAAACGGACGCTGCTTTCGTTTGCTCGAATTGGCTAGGCAGTTCTAAATGCAGCACCTAGATGACACCCCGGAAAGACGGGGACTAAAAAGTCTAGGGTCTGGCAACGGGTTAGCGCCGTTGTTTTGGTTTGATCCTTTCTTGTGCGTCGCTGCTTTATGCGAGCAGACCCTAGACTTGTTAGTGAATGCGTAGGCTGATGCGCAAAAACGGTGTCAAAGAGTCTTCTGTCTGCTAGTTTGATGACCCGTACCTGACTTTGCAATGCAGACAGGCGGGAGATCAGCACCCGCCACTAACAAAACGAACGCTGCTAATCGGTTATGAGAAATTGGCTAAGCAGTTTGAAATGCAGCACTTAGATGACACCCCGGAAAGTACGGGGACTTGGAGGCGCGGCGAAGATAGTGGGTCGCGGCGGACTGTAAATCCGTTTCCTTTTGGTCAGTTGGTGCAAATCCAACCGCCTCCACCAACACGCATGGGGCTTAGGTGTACCGTGCTAGCCGGGGATGAGCCAATACTCGGCCTAGGCTTCATGCTTGTTAGTGAACAGTCCGGCACAGGAGCTACGAAAGTAGCCTGCAAAGCGTATGGCCTGGATTTACAGGTGAACCCTATTGACGAATAGGGCTACGGACATCCGGGGTAATAAGCCCCACCTTATACAGCCTTATATTTTGATAGACATGGACAAGCCAATACTTTACAAAGGCCATGAATGGCGGGGAAGAAGCGGGACGGGCTACGTTTGCGATGAATGCGGCGCTATATGCTCAAAGGCAGAGGAAATGACACTAACCGAATGCAGGCCAAGATTAGCGCCAGTTGAGTGGTTTGGGGCGCATTTACAAATACGCTGGAGCAAAACAGACGACCAGGAATGGCCGCTGGAAGTAGTTTACAAACTTTTCAAACAGGGTGAGACTAAAGAACTGGATAGGCTACTTGCAAAAGAAAGCTATCCTAAACTCGCCCCATGCCGGACAATAACGGGGAAAAAGTACGCACAAATTCCGGGAGTATGGAAAGAGCGAATAAAAGCAGACGCGGAAACAATGGCGCTGCCTGTTTATGTTGTTGACATTGATGGCGACCCTATAAAGTGGAATGGTTAAGTGTTGCAAAAACCGCATAATTGTGTAGAATAAATCTATCTATAGTAAAAAATGGATAGATTATGACTACTAAGCCGAAAACCGGCTTTGGTCGGCCAAAAGGAATACCTAAGACCGGAGGAAGAACTGCCGGGACACCGAACAAAGCTACGCGAGAATTCAGGGAAACGATCAACAAGCTGTTGGAGGGCAACGCAGATAATGTTGCCAAGTGGCTGACAATAGTGGCAGAGGGTGATTTAGAAAGAGAAATTAAGCCTGACCCCGGCAAAGCCTTAGATTTACTCGCAAAGCTGGCTGAGTTTGCCGCGCCCAAGTTGGCAAGGACTGAGCTTGTCGGGGCTGAAGGCGGTCCTGTTCAAGTGCAAGAGACACGCAGAACAATCGTAGACCCAAAGAATGACCGCAGTTCTTGATATTCCTACGCCACGGTGGGCTGTTCCATTATTGCAGCCAGCCAGATACAAAGGTGCATGGGGTGGCAGGGGGTCTGGAAAATCTCACTTTTTCGGTGAGTACATCATTGAAGAACATATACTTAACCCGGATGATGCAACAGTTTGTATACGGGAAATTCAAAAGTCTATAGATCAGTCAGTTAAGCGTTTGCTAGAGCAAAAAATCGTCAAACTTAATGCTGGTGATTATTTTGAAGTGTTGGATAAGGCCATTCGCAGCCGTCGCGGGGTTGGTGTTATCACTTTCCAAGGTATGCAAAACCATACAGCCGATTCGATAAAGTCGTTGGAAGGTTATAAACGCGCTTGGGTCGAAGAAGCCCAAACATTGAGCCAATACAGCCTGGATTTGTTACGCCCAACTATACGAATGCCGGGTTCTGAAATGCTTTTTAGCTGGAACCCAAGATTCAAAAGCGACCCAGTGGATGTGTTTTTTAGGAAAAAGAAACCAGACAACGCCATTGTTGTAGCGGTGAACTGGAACGATAATCCTTGGTTTCCTGATGAACTTCGTCAAGAAATGATTGACGATTTTGAGCGAGACCCAGATAAAGCCGAACATATATGGAATGGTGCTTATGGCGCAACTCAGGGCGCGATTTTGGCTCGGTGGGTTAATCAAGCCATTCGAGAAGGAAGGGCAACACCCGATGTAAATTTTGACCCGGACGGGGCAGGAATTGAAGTTTCGTGTGACCTTGGTTTTAGGGATACCGCTTCTTTCTGGTATTGGCAGCGCACACTTGGAGGCTTTCGCGTGCTGGCATACGATGGCGATACGGGTTTGGATGCGGACGACTGGATACCACGAATCCGTGACAAGATTATTGAATTGGGAGCAGGTAAAAAGCTTGGTCGAGTATGGTTGCCTCATGATGCACGAGCCAAGACTTTTCAAAGCAAGCACACGACAATCGAACGATTTGCCCAAGCTTTCGGCACTGACAAATGCGCTATCGTGCCTCAATCCAAAAAACTAGACCAGATCAGCGCAGCACGCGCCGTACTTCCAAAATGCAAGTTTAACTCTGAATTGTGCGAGGCTGGAATGGATGGGTTGATAGCATGGGAGTACGCATACAATGAAGATTTAGGGGTTTTTAGCCGTGAACCATTGCATAATTGGGCAAGCCATCCAGCTGATGCTTTTGCCTACGGCGCTCAAATAATGCAGGAATTAACACCAAAAGAACCCGAAAAACCCGCAAAATTCAACATAAAAGCACAAAACGGTGTCATAATTACAGCACCTTTAGATGAATTATGGCAAGACGTTAAACGCCAACAGGAAAGATACTAATGTCTATATTTACAGTATCAGCAGAAGTAGTGCAATTAGGAACTGGCGCTATTCAGCCGACAGACACATTTCAGAACGGTGTGCTTTTATCTGGTGATTTGAACAGGGCTATTTCAACTGGTGGTGATGAGTACGCTAACGGTCTTCTAATGACTGACGCTGGCCAGATTCGATACGTTGATGCGACTGCTGGACTTCCTGTAGATGTGGTGTGGTCTAACGGGCTTCCTAGAGCCAATAATGGCGCTTTGTGTGTCTCGACAGGCGCACTGGCGACATATTCAAACGGTACGCCTATGGTTGCGAATGGCGCGGTAAGAGTGAGCATAGTCCCATGATATTTGTACAAGCGCACCCACAAGCCAGGCCGCCAGCCATTGATAAAATTGGCGCAGTGCAATATGTCATGTGGCACCCTGTTAAATGTGACGACAAAACAGCATATTTTCTATTTCCCAATGGCGCAGAGTTAAAAACAAGCGCAACACCTGAGAGACTGGTGGCCGTTGCGGAAAGCCCAGAAGAAGCCTGGTCAAGAATTATGACCGACAAGCCGCTTCTCGAAAAATACGGAATACCGACATGAACCCAGTAGACGCAAGCACCAAATGGCTGG